GCCCCAGATGAGAATCATTCTCACCTGGGCCATGCTCCTTATTCGTGTTCGTCTAGTAGGTTAGTAATACGAAAAACAGCGTGCAACGGGATAATAATGCTATCACCATTTTCTAGCCACAATACAACACAGCTAGGATTAATAGTCACCTCATCCACATCAGCTATTCTAGTTTCATCATTGGACATTTGTGAGTGTTGCAGAATTACAGTTGACATTACTCCCACGCCTCCGGGTCAATACCTGCATTTTCTAGTTCAGCAAGTATATTGTCACGAACATTCGCCATACCAATGAAGTTCAATGTCCCCGCCTCTAGGCGGTCTTCATCAGCTATATTTGCAAGGTATCCTGCACAATCCAGCGCATGAAGTATTTGCTGCATTTCATACACGTTAAAAGCACAATCGAACCGTATTTCAGAGTCTATTTTCACAGTGTGTTCACCTCGTTGTATTCGTAGTAATTGGGAGCACCAAATGACAGCGTACGCCATTCGTTTTCTTCTGCAATAGCGTATGCAGCAGAGGTTAAGAATTCATCAACGGACATGATAACGATATCATAATCTATTTGCAGTTCGTTCATTTCAAAACCCTTCCATCAGGTAATACAATAATGCTTCCATCAAGTAATAGGTAATTACCCTGTACAGGGTAGTTACCTATTAGTTGCTCCATCCTTTTTCTTTCATCGTGACAGGTACGCGCCCCTCTTTTACAGTGAATCGACAGGACACACCCGGGGCCGCTTCACGTTGCGCCAGCCACGCATAAGCTGCAATAGCAGATCGAAAAGAAATATCCATATAGATACCATTACGAAAAATATTGTATTTGGTCATTTTAGAGTCCTCGCACGATGTAATCGAACATCTCAAAATATTCTTGATCCGCTATATCGCCTTCCCACCATTGCGATGCTAGAGCTTGAAGTAACGTGGTTTGAAGTTCTGTTAACATTTGCTTATCTCCTGTCGATGTAGTGAGTATAACCCAATGAGAGCCAGGTGGTATCGTGGATAATACGTATTGACAATGTGAGTTATACCTATGTCAAATCTCATAGGTAGTAATACGTATTGACATTCGGATAGTACGTATGGGGGCGGTTATTAGACCCAGTCCAGGCCCCCTATATATGGACCCCCCCACACGTGTAAAATTCAAAAAAACCAAAAATGCTAATAAGGTGCTATAACTCACGTACCCTATATATGGACCCCCCCACACGTGTAAAATTCAAAAAAACCAAAAATGCTAATAAACTCACGTAACTGCTCCAATCTCTCACACCCACACGCCCAAATAGACCACTTCTAAAAACGTTCCTTGACACGCGTTACAAATTGTGCTATTATAATAATATAAGAATACAACTATATAGGAGCTATTTTTATGCAATCAGTCGTTTATAAAAAGAACCGTCTCCCCGTCTTTAAAGGATCGCGAGCTGCCGCGGAAGCCTACTGTAAAAAGTATGGCAAAGGCAATAACAAGTATACCATAATCTATGGCATAGAGCCTGATAAAACTGTAGTTGTAGAAACTGCCCCAGCTGTCGAAACTGAAAAAGCTGTTAAAGAAAAATATTTATGGAAGGTTCTAGAAGAGGAAGAATAAATGAGTGCAGCTTATGAAATAAGCCCGTATTCCGAGGATGCTCTCCCTGAGCAAATTTCGCCCGAAGGGGCGGAGATAGCTAACAAATACTTAAGCACAGGTTGTTCGATTCTAGCAACTAGCGACCAACTGGGCATTCCTACGTACTCGATTTCAGCAACTATAGAACAACCTCTAGTGCGCAAATACATCAATCGAATAATATCTGATACCGGATTTCGTCGTATGGAATCTATTATGCAGAAGGTAGAATCTTTAATTGATAAGAAATGGGACGAGATAGAAGAAGCAGAAATAGGTTCTAATAAGGACATTGCTGATCTTCTTGCTATGGCTCATAAGATGTCTCTAGATTTTAATAAAGTTCTAGCTGTAGAGACTGCTGGATCTAAGGTTGTTAGTCAGAAGAATACTCAGGTTAATCTATATGGTGAAGGCTCATATGGAAAACTTATGCAAAAACTTATAGAGGGAACCTAGATGTTATATAATCTTTACTATACAAAACACAATAGTAGACGTCGTAGAAATATGAGTCTTGAAGATATAAAAAACTTAACCGTAACGGAAGAGGTCCACTTCATTGGAGAAGATGGATGCCGCTACACTTTGAAAGAGCTAATTGGCAAGGAAGAAAATGTTAAAAATATCCCGACCCGAGATTACGGGGGATTATTTGCAAACTTACCCCGCAGCGAGCCGGTACCTGAAGATACCAGTGGAGAACTACCTTTCTCTGCTGGGGGTGACTCCGAATAGACCACAATACGCAATCTTAAATGCAATAAATAATCCTGCATATAGATTTATTACAGCATGTGTATCCAGACGCGTAGGTAAGACCTACATAGCAAATATAATATTACAACTTGTGGCACTCGTTCCTGGAACTACTGTACTAATTATCTCGCCGGATTATTCTTTGTCGTCTATTAGCTGGGACCTCCAGCACTTACTATTACGTACATTTGATGTTGAATGTACTCGCGACAACTTGAAGGATCGTATCATTGAACTACAAAATGGGTCCATGATTCGTGTTGCTTCTGTTTCCCGCGTTGATTCTGCAGTTGGTCGCTCTTACGACTTGATCGTATTCGACGAAGCTGCACTTAATAACAAGGGTGGTATAGCCTTTAATATGGCTCTGCGACCTACTCTAGATAAAGAAGCTTCGAAATGTATTTTCATTTCTACTCCTCGTGGTGACAACTGGTTCAAAGAATTCTTTGACCGTGGCTTCTCTGAGGAACCTGAGCACAATTCATGGATTTCTATTCACGCTGACTATAAAGAAAATCCTCGTGCTAGTGATAAAGATATAGCTGAAGCTCGTGCTAACATGTCCAAGGCACTATTCGAACAAGAATATCTTGCGAACTTTGTGACCTTCGAAGGACAGATCTGGGAGATTTCTGATGATAATATTATCGATCTAACTCCTCAAATTAATAAGATTGCTGCTAATCCTGGTATACTAGAAGTCATTGCTGGCTTGGACGTAGGGTTCCGCGATGAGACCGCAATGGTCGTGATTGCTGTTGAACCTCGTGAAGATGGCCTTAACAACTACTTTATCATTGACGAATATGTACAACATCATCGTTCTACTGAAGCCCACGCTATAGAAATAAAGCGCATGGAAACTGACTGGAATATTGAATACATATTCTGTGATCCAGCGGCTGCTCAAACACGCTTTGACTTAGCTGCTATATATGACATAACCACCATCGGAGCCAAGAAGTCCTTGCAGGACGGTATTGGGGCAGTTGGTGCTGTTATAGATAATGGTCGCTTATTCGTCCACGACGAATGTGTAGAAGCTGTATATGCTCTGCGCAATTACCGCTGGAAGGGTGATATAGGCGAAGATAAAACCTGGAATATTGAATCTGAAAAACCCGCCCATGATCGTGCATCTCATATGGCTGATGCAATTCGATATGCTATATATTCATACGAACAATCGATGGGTGGAGTGGGTTAAAATTTTAGGGAGATTGGGATGTGCAAGTCCCTGAGCTCTACGGTACCGCCTTGCACGGTGGAATCCTAAGGTGTAGCATAAGTCGTATAAAGATTAGAGCGCTACTCTTCTCCCGCTAAAATTTGTGTAGACCAATTTTAAAAAAAGTCCTTGACATTTACTTCAAAATATGCTATGATAGAATAATGAGAAATTAAATAAAAAATGTTGTGCAAGTAGTTTAATTATGTCTACCCTGAAAAGAATTCCAATAAAGTACGTACGGGATCGTGCAAAGAGTCGCTATCATAAGGAAGCGGCTTGCTATGTTTGTGGAACTAACGAGAAATTAGATCTACATCATTTATACACGGTGGACATAATGTTTACTAATTGGTGCAAGAAAGAGGGAATTAAAATAATTACAGTTGAAGATATACTAGCTTGTAGGGATGCATTTATTGAAGAACATGAGTACGAACTCTATGAGTATGTGAAGACTCTCTGTAAAGGTTGTCATACTCGTCTCCATACAGTTTATGGGCAAAAACCTTCTCTAAGTACTGCGGATAAACAATTTCGCTGGCTTGAGAAGCAAAAAGAAAAAACTGTCTAACTAATTTTAAGTGAGGTAAGTATGACTACGGAAGGTTCTAAAAATCCTACTAACTCCCCCATTAACTTCTCTAACATCAGACCTTTAGCTATAGCTGTAGTCAGTGTTGTTTTAGGATGGGTGTGGTTAACCAATTATTTTATCCCACGAGGGGAACACATTATTCTTGTACAACGAGACCATGCAGCAATGGTTCGTTCTGATGATATAAAAGATTTCATAACCAGACAGGAGGCCTCTAATATATATTTCACTAGAGTAGAAAGTAGTCGTATAACTAATGAACTATTACTTAGTGTATATCAATTAGAATTTAATGGCTACAATGATAAATTACGCCGGGGTGAAAAATTAGGTCCTTTAGAGGAAGCTCGATATGAGGAACTAAAAGACTCTCTGACAGTATTATTAGCTAGAAAAAGAGCATCTTTAACATCGGAGAGTATCGATGACTAATTTAGGAAATACATATGGGTTTATTTAAACAATTTCAATATTATATGAAACACCGAGGCCAGCCCGGTATTCAAGGACTAGAGGGATCTAGTGTTGAATCGGACACTGGAAACGCACGGTTTTATTATGAAAATGCTTATAATAGTATAGAGGTTGCTGGACGAGGTGTTAACTTATGTGTTGATAGCTGTTCAGAAATTGATATAAATATAACACAACCTTTACCAGGATTGCCCATACATGAAGGTAAAAGACTTAGACAAAAGAATTTACATAACTTACTAAATTTTCAACCAAATAATGAAGAGGACGTTTCCAGTTTTAGAAGACAACTTTATATGGATCTTCTGCTTACTGGTAACAGTTATCAATATTATGATGGGTTATATCTGTGGCACCTTCCTAGTAAACTAGTTGAACAAACTACAGGTAAAAATACCAAAATATTAAATTACAAATATAACGGTAATACTATCTTTCAACCAGAAGAGATTATTCATACTAAAGATAATCATTCTAAATCAGTATATACTGGAATATCAAGATTAAAGTCTGCATCTAACTCTATTAGAGTTTTATATAGAATGTTACAGTTTCAAGAGAAGTTTTTTGAAAATGGGGCCATACCAGGTCTTATTATAAGTACACCCAATATTTTAAGTAAGCGCATAAAGGATAAGATATTGGATGATTGGAGAAGGATATATAATCCCAGTACCGGGGGGAAACGTCCTATTATCTTAGATGGAGATATGAAAGTAAATCCATTATCACAGATAAGTTTTAAAGAGCTAGATTTCGCGGCTTCAGTAGCTCATCATGAGCTAAAAATTCTGAAAGCATTAGGAGTACCGCCTGTACTTTTAGAATCTGGAAACAATGCAAATATTAGACCAAATATACAGTTATTTTATGAGCTAACAGTACTACCTTTAACCACTAAGTTGATCTCATCTTATGAGAGATTCTTTGGTTATGATTGTGAACCTGAGGTAGTCAAAGTGAGGGCCTTACGCCCAGAATTGCGGGAAGCTGGAGCTTACTATACAGGATTAGTAAATGGTGGAATTATGACCATTAACGAAGCGCGAGCAGAGCTGAGATTAGATCCTAGCTCTGAGAAACATGCGGATGAATTAAGAATACCTGCGAACATAGCAGGAAGCGCCGGAAACCCCACTGAAGGCGGAAGACCACCTGATGGTGGAGCTGATGGGGAAGATGGCGCTAAAACACCGTCGGAGGGAAAGTAAATGAAAAATAAAATATTCGAACTGGTAACCCCATTCGAACTTGAAGTAAAAGACGGTGGCGGAGAAGATGAGCTGTTTATAACTGGCTATGCTAGTACATCTGATAAAGACAGAAGTGATGATGTAATTTTAGCGGATGCCTGGAAACAAGCCGGGGCCCTAGATAATTATCTAAAAAATCCGGTAATACTAGCTTACCACAATATGGAAAAACCGATTGGTAAAACAGTCACCCATACTGTGAATAAGAAAGGGTTAAAGATAACTGCTAAGATTAGTAAAACAGCTGGAGACGTACTACAACTGATCAAAGAAGGAGTACTCTCAACATTTAGCGTAGGCTTTATAGTTAAGGACGCAGATTACGATAAGAAAACCGGAATCTTCGTCATCAAAGATGTAGAACTATACGAAGTCAGTGTAGTTGCTATTCCAGCTAATGCAGCCGCCACTTTTAGTGTTTCTAAGAGTTTCTCAAATGACGAGGAATTCACGGAATTTAAAAAACAATTTGAAAAGTCAGAAATTATTAAGGAGACTTTAATGAAAGAAGAAGACACAAAACAGGAAGCAACCCCTGTTGATTTTACAAAATTAGCCGCTGATATTACTGCACAGGTTAAATCTAGCCTACAAGCAGAAGCCGCAGCACAGGCTAAGAAAGAAGCGGATGATCTCGCACGTAAGGATTCCATCCGCGTAGAAGCTACTACTGCAGCAGAGCGTTTGATTGCTGATCTACGTAAAGAGCTAGTAGCAAAAGATGATGCAAATCTTGCTGCTCTTACAGGTATTAGTGATGCTCTTAAAGCTAACAAAGAAGAAATGGAAGCTGCACAAAAAGCAGGTCATAAGAGCAAAATGCAGTTTGCCAAAGATGATAGCGGCGATGGATATAACCTATCGGACAACCAGAAAGATGGTTTGCTATTTGCTCAAAAGCTTAGTGGTAAAGCAATGCATGATACTAAAGCCTTCAAGAACTTAGTTACTAAGTCAGGGATGGATCACTGGGATTCAGGTATTGTAGATGGTTGGGAAGAGTCATATTCTACTCGTGTAGAAAACGCTATGCGCGAAATGCTAGTTGTTGAAGCTCTATTCCCAAGTATTCCAATGAGTACTCCAACTATTACTATGCCTATTAATCCAGAAGCAGGAAATGCAACATGGGTAAATAATGCAGCTTTAAGAAGTGATACGGCTCCTTGGGCAGAAACTGGTAATGGTACAGATACATCTACTGGTGCGGCACAAAATCACACATTAGCAGAACAAACTATCACAGCATACAAACTTGCAACACGCGAGTATGTAGGTTATGAAGAAGAAGAGGATTCAATTGTTGCTCTTGCTCCAATTATCCGTGATGCTATTACTCGTAGAATGGCCCGTTCATCCGATCTAGCTATTCTTCGTGGTACTGGTGATTTAACCGTTAGTGTTGCTTATGATCCTATTTTAGGTATGACAGGTCGTGGTGCATCTACTACGGATATTGAAGTATCTAATACTTCTGGTGGTTGGAAAGCAAACTTCGACGAAGATGTAGTAGTTGATATGCGTAGAAATTTAGGACTTTATGGTCTTAATGCTGCTTCTCTAATATTTGTAGTTTCTCACGAACTATATTTTGAAATAGTAAAACTACCTAACTTTAAAACTATTGATCTTTATGGTGCAAAGGCCACAATTCTCACTGGTGAAGTTGGTTCGCTATTTGGTGTTAAAGTTCTAGTATCACAAATGTTTGATAATACTGCTATTGGTAATAGCACTGTAGGAACCGTTCTAGGTCTTATGTGCTACCCACCTAACTTCATCAAAGGACAGCTACGTGCTGTTATGACTGAAGCGGGTACTGATATCATCAACCAAAAACGTGTTCTAGTATCTTCACGTCGTTTCGGCTTCCAGGATATTCATTCTGGTGTTGGAACAATCAATCTAGTTATTGCTAGCTAATAGTAATGTAGTAAGGGAGGGGGAAGTATTCCCCCTCCCACTTTACCTTGAGGGAACCAAATGGCTGATTTAATTACATTAGAACAATATAAAGAATATAGAAGCATTAATAGTACTGCTAACGATGGAAAATTTCAATCTTTAATCAGTCAAGTTAGTGCTCTTATTGAACATTATTGTAATCGTGATTTTACCACTTATGTAGGTACAGATAAAGTAGAGTGGTTTGATGCTCTTACAGAATCTGTAAACTTAACTTTGTTTCCTTTAATTTCAGTTACTAGTGTAAAAACATCCATAGATGGTGGAATAACACAAGTAACCTTAACAGTAAATGACCCCTCTGGCGCAGGCTACTTTGTAGATGTGGAAGTTGGAGAAATTCGTACTCAGAAAATGGGCTATAAGTTTTTAACGAGTTATAATACTCCTTACAGAAGTTTAGAGGTAGCCTATAAAGCAGGATATACAGTTTTACCAAAAGATCTCGAATTAGCGGTACTAGATTTGGTAGTATACTATCAAGAACAACAAAGTAAGCCTTCCCAAAGTTTAATGAGTGCAAGTATAGAAAATCCTTTACCTTACTTAGCAAACAGTTTCCCACCACATATTCGTCGTGTACTTGATTTATATAGGTATAGTTCATAATGTCAAAAAGACTTTTTCAAGAATTTGTAGATGCAATTGGCAATATGCTAGATGGTGATGTTGAAGAAGATTTATCTGAAGTAAATTTGGAAAAAGGTAAAGAGACTCAATCTGATACAAAGAGAAAATATACAGGTTCATCAGCTAGAATAACATTAGATAAAAGAATTCAAGGTTTTAATGTTCATGAATTTAGTATAGCTAATGACTTGAGATCTTCAAACAGCCCCTTTGCTGGTGATGCGGATGGGCGTAGCGCCGATGAGATAGCAAAAAATATCTCTAAAGTACTGTGGGGAGAGTTAGTAAAAGATTGGAAAAAATCTAGAGCAGTTGGTGGAGTATTTCCCTGGAAATTGGGTTATCATAAGATGTCAAAGAACAAAGAAGGAGGAGGTTGGCACGGTTGGCAGTACGCCTCTATGGGTCATAATTCTTTTAGATATACTTTTGCAGAAGATGAAAAAATGATGCTTCTTACTACAGGTAGAGGCTATTATACTGGGTTTGAAAAGCTAAAACAAACTGTATATGGAAAACTATTTAAAAGAATAAATGCTCTTCCAGATACTGGTATAAAAGATTCATATAGTGCTAAAGAAATATCAGACACTAAAAGGTATATAAACCCTAATTGGGCTTGGCAACAAGAGCAAATTACATTAAAGTATATAGCCTATTGGGAAATAGTAAAAGAGTGGAAAGAAAAATATCCAGCTTTAATTATTTTAAAAGATGAGAAGATTAAAATACCCAGTAGAGAAGATGCTGAAAAATTTGCTGAAAAAAATAAAGATAAACAATCTAATCAAGTATCTAGGCTATTAACTAAAGCAGAGGTACTATTTGCTGCAGACGCGGATACGGGTAAAGTGGATTCTGCTGTAATAATCAAATTTAAAGATGCTGTCTACAAAAGATTTGTGAGCCTTAGAGATTCGGACGAGTGTAAAGCAAAGCCGTTTCTTAGATATAATGGTGTACAAATAGGTCATGTTTTTGGGCCAGCAGCTACACAAGCAGCAATGCTTACTGGAGCACATAATTTAGTTGCTTTATCTGGAGATATACTTGGTGATCCAAATGAAACTGTAAAATCAAAAGTTAAAGAACATCAAGTAGTTAATCAAGATTTTAGTAGTTTAAAGTTTGATAAGGCTATAATAGCCGGTGCAAAAGCTGCAGGTGTAGCACCGGGTACACTAGATAAAATTTTATATAATGTAAAAGAAATATTAAAAACAGATACTACTGTATCTATTGAAAAAAAGTTTGGAGGAAAAGACGGCTCATTCAGATTAGTTATCACAAGACTTGAAAATTCTGAAGATAATATGGCTGGTGGAGCTGCAATTAGTAGTTTAATAACAGAAATACGTACTTTATTAAATGAAGTAAACAGTAAAATAGGCGGACAGCAGTGGTCAACAAATGAAGGTATAGCCACAGCGTTGGCCAGTATGCCAGGTAGTGACTCTTTTATAGATATTGTAGAGTTTCAAATAACAGAAGCCTTTCAAGGTCGTAAACGAAAAAATGTAAAAATATTAAATAAAGGTAAAACTAGCTCTAAAACTACTGTTAATACTACATACCATAATTCACCTTTAATTAAAGGTGCCTCTGCTACTAAAAATGCTTCAAGAAAAAAAGTAGCAGATAAACATATTGCTGAAAAAAGTACCCCTGATGCATCAGATAGAGATATAGTTGAACTAATTAATACTAAACTGCATGATCAAATCCAAAAAAATATGGGAAAAGGTGGAGCAAGAAATATTCTTAATTATAGAACAGGTAGGTTTGCCCATTCAGCTAAAGTTATGAAATTTATGGAAAATAAATCAGGAAAAACGGCAAGTGCTGTTGTAAAATATCAAATAAATCCTTATGGAACTTTTGAGCCGGGTGGAAAACTATATTCTCCAGGAAGAAATCCTCAAGGTATATTTGCACGTAGTATTAGACAAATATTACAAGAAGAACAGCTTGCATCATATACTAGAGTAATGGTGAACACACATGGCTAGTAAAAGAACTCAAATTGTATTTGCACTCGTAGACCTATTTAAAGGGACGCTTGATGGGGCAACTCTTCCATATACTACTAATATGTATGAGAATGTTTATCCTACCCAGATATTTTTTGATGAAGTAACAGACTTCCCTACTATATGTCTATCTCAAGGAGTAGAGACTAGACAATACTTGCCCGGTAACTTTAAGTGGGCCTTTCTAGGGATTACTATAAGAATATATGTAAATCAAGAAAATGCAAAAGATGCTTTAGAAGCAATTTTTGCCGATATAGAATTACTTCTGGATAACAATAATACTCTTATTGTAGATGGCAATAGCCTATGTACTGACATAAGAATACAAACTATCTCAGATGATGAAGGATTATTAGAACCTATTGGAGTTGGAGAGATCGAACTACGGGTTCAATATCCAGTTTAATAAATTAATAGATAAGGAGATTAAATAATGGCCTTTAGTTTAACAAGAAATGCCAAACTATATGTTTCTACTTCGCAAGTACTTGGAAGTATGACTAGTAGTAATACATGGGAAATTCCAATTATGGATGGTTTCTCATTTTCAGCTGCCACTTCAAACCAGGAAATCACTATTAGTGAAGCTGGTGCTACCCCCAATAGAGGGCAGAAAGTATTTACAACAGCAATTGAACCTGTAACTTGGAGTCTTTCAAATTATATGCGTCCTCGTGAACACGGGGCCCTAGCAGCAGAACAGGCGGACTGTGTAGAAAGAATATTATGGGAAGGTTTAGCGGGTAAAGCGGCCGGAAACACTGTAGCAACTAATGTGGATGGACTAGCAACAACTTTGGGTGTTTCTGCTGGAACAGGTTGTGCAATAGATTTTCTAGCATCTAATAGTAATGAGTTGATTCAACTTAGCTTAGTATTTAGATTAGATACAGTATGGTACCATATTACAGGTGTTGTAGTAGATACCGCTGAAATTGACTTCTCAATTGATGCTATTGCATCTATCGCTTGGGGTGGTTTCGGACTAACTATTGTAGAAGTTACAGATCCTGTTTGGACTGGTGTTACTTTAGCTGCGGAAATTACCTCACCGGGTTCAGGTGACTATATTTTAGCGCCAACAACTGGAACTCTTGGTTGCATCAGAAATAAATTATCTGTAGTAACTCTTATCGGAGCTAGTGGTGGTGAAAGCTATAGTGCTAAAACGTATGCCTGCCCATTAACAGGAGGATCGCTTAGTATTGCTAATAATATTACATTCTTAACTCCAGAAGCTTTGGGTGTTGTAAATAGACCGTGTGGACACTTTACAGGTGCCCGTACTATTTCAGGCAATATGACAGCTTATTTAAATAATGCTACAAATGGAACTGCTGATCTAATGACAGATCTATTAACATATGCTAATACTGGTAATGCTAATCCTACTGAATTCTCATTAGTTATTGATGTTGGTGGAGCTGCTGTTCCTTATATCGAATTTGATATGCCAACTACTCATATAACCATACCTTCTATTAATATAGAAGATGTAGTAGCAGTAGATATTCCGTTTACAGCTTTACCACATAATGGTACTGATTACGATCTAGCTTCAAATAATGAACTAGTAGTTACTTACTACCCATCGCCAGCGTAATAACAATAATCAAGGTGGCCCGAAAGGGCCACCTATTTTAAAGGAATCAGATGAGCTTTTATTTTAAGAATGATACCAATATTTATATATCCACCGCAGCTACTATAGGAGCGGCCACTAGTGGAAATACTAATAAAATTAAAATAAAAGATCTCAGCTTCAATCAAGATAGTACTAGTGTTGATATTAGTAGAAAAACAGTGAAAACCGATTCTATAAGAGCCTCAAAATTTGTTGTAGAAGATATTAAAGAAGTAAGTTTTTCTTTTACAACATATTTACAGCCTTTTCTTATTACTACTGTTAGAGTTCCTGATGAGTATTTGTGGTTAAGTTTAATGGGTTCAAATACTATAAATAGGGGTGCTTCTCTTTCTTCTATTAGTTTTGCAAATGGTAATGTGGCCTCCCTGCTACCTCTTATTATTTGGATAGAAAATGCAGGAACTTATATTAGATTAGACTCAGCAGTAATAACTGAAGCAGATATATCTTTAAATATTGAGTCTTTAGGAACAGTAGAGTGGAAGGGTACAGCTTTAGCTATAGATACAGAAGCTAGTGCTCCTGCAGCGTATACAGATAGAAGTACACGAACAGAGTTTTTAAAAACCAAACTTAGTGTACTAGATTTAACAGTTGGAACTATACAATATGATGTAGCACTAACTGGAGGAACAATAAAGATAACAAATGATGTAGATTTTTACGGAAGAAAACCACTCGGAGAAGTTGGTACAATCGTAGGACATCAAACAAAAAATAGAAAGATAGAAGGAACATTAGAGCTATACTTAAAAAGTATAACTACTGGCAGTTTAGAATTATATACAGACATATTAAATAATATAAGTTCTAGTACATATGAAGCTGATCAGTATGCAGTACTTGATATACAAATAGGCGGAATAACTGCTCCTTATATAAATTTTTCAATACCTAAAGCTAGTATTGATATACCACAAATTGGATTTGATGATGTATTTACAATATCTGTGCCTTTTGCGGCAGATGAGACATCTGACAACTATTGTGTTATTCAATTTTATGCTTAACTTTTAACTTAATGAGGTAATTATACCATGGATTCATCCTTAAAAAATATGCTGTTACCAGAAAAAACGGTAACTATTGATTTCCCGGGCCTAGAGGGCCTAACTTTTAGTTTAAGTTATCTATCGAAAGATAGTAACCAGAAGTTACTAAAACGTTGTCAAAAAACTAAATACGATTCAAGAACGCGTCAACCTATGGAAGAGCTTAATGAAGAGATGTTCCTATCCGAATACACTAAAGCAGTTGTAAAGGGTTGGGAAGGCTTCAAATTTAAATATCTTTTAGAGTTTGGCGTTTTTGATATTTCTGCCTATGATCCCGATGACTTTATAGTCTATTCTGAAGAGAACGCATTACTTCTTCTACAAAATAGTAATGTATTTGATAGTTGGCTAAGCGAGGTCTTATCAGAACTAACAAATTTTACGAAGACCAATACGAAAGAGAAGCAAAAAGAATCGAAAGCTACATCAAAGAAAGTAGTGGCGGATTAACTAAAACCCAATATATAGAGATGTGCGAACTGATGGGCAACCCTATACTAGAAGAAGATATGCCTATTGAGAGACAAGATCTTTCAGAAGAAACCCAAATAGTTTTCGGCATATATGATTTTCTTCCAAGTAGGTGGGAGGGTATGTCAGGAACTTATATGGGTAAAGACTTAACTCTATTACCAACTCTATTAGAAGGTTGGGACTCTAGTATACAACAGTATGCTTGGAGTATTATTCAAGTAATAGATTATTATGTAGCAGAAGATATTAGCAGAAAACAAAAAGCTGCTAGTAAATCAAAAAAATCAGGGAGCTAATTAATGGCAGGCAATGATAGAAAAGTAAGATTAGAACTACTACTGAAATCAGTAGGGGTTGATGCTGCCATTAGTTCTTTAGAAAAGCTTGATAAAAAGATTAAAACTACTGGAAAAGTTACTGGACAACTTACTGAAGAACAAAGTAAATTAAATAGAAATATGAGAGGTGTTGCCCAATCTTCAAATAGAGCGGGTAAAGACCAAGCTAGAATGATGCAAGGAATGGGCGGACTGGTGCAAGCGTATGCTACTATAGCAGCAAACGTTTATGCACTTAGCACCGCCTTTAATATTTTAAAGAGGGCTGCAGATCTTTCTAGTATGTTAAAGTCTGCTGAAGACTATAGTAATAAATATGGTGTCAGTGTAAGAAGAGTTGTAGAAGGTTTACAAAAAGCTACGGGTGGAGCATTTGATTTAGCAGAAGCACTACCTTCTGTAAATAAAGCTATTTCTGCCGGTATTAGCATAGATAAAATTGAAAAATTAGGTATAGCAGCTACTAAGGCTTCACAAACTTTTGGGGGTTCTGCTTCCGAGGCGTTGAGTAGATTTATCAGTGCAGCCCAGCGTGGGCGTACTGAAATTATTCAAACTCTTGGTATTGTTATTAAAACTGATGAAGTATATAAAGAATATGCTAATACTATAGGTAAAACAGTATTACAATTAACAGCTATTGATAAACAACAAGCTATTGTTAATGCTACTATTGCGGAGAGCGAAAAAGTACTTGGTGCGGTTAATATTGATCCAAACCCCTTCCAACAATTTTTAGTTACTCTAACTGATTTAAAGAACAGAATATTAACTTTTGTTACAGATACTGTAACTCCTTTGTTGAAAATGTTTAATGAATCAAAAGAAGTAGCATTAATATTTATCTTCTTTATTATTAATGCTATTAGTAAAAAGTTAATGCCCGTTTTGGATGATATGGCTAAAAAGTCTAAAACTATGGCTATAGAAATGTCTGCATCAGCAAGCCAATCAATTAGAGCAATTAAAGCACAACAAGCAGCTCTTGCAAGATTAAAAATATTAAGAACTGAAAAAATAAACCCCGCCGACGCTCAAAGAAGAGTAAGCGCTTTCAATCAGGAATTACAACTCAGACAACAAATAAATAAACATGCTAGTATGACTGTTATAGCAGATAATGCTAGTACAGAACAAAGAGTAGCAATGCTCGGTACACAAAAAGCCGCACTTCAACAAGCAATAACTTACTATGAAAAACATGGAAAAATGTCCGCTAAATGGGAAGGTCTTACTATAACTCAATTAAAAGAGCAATTACTTCTTAGACAAGCTATATTAGCTGAGTTAGTGGTTACCCCAGCAATACAAAAGAAAAATCAATTACAAAGTAGACAAGAAATTACAGAAGAACAGTTAGCTGCTAGAACTCGCACCCTTAAAATGAAGATCTTTACTGCAGAAGTAAATAGAGCTAAATTTGCACTAAAGGGAGCCTTTATGTCAGGCAAATCAGCAGCCACTACTAGCTTTACTTTAGGTATTGCGCAGGCTGCTAGACACTGGAGAATCTTTGTAAAACAAATACAAAGAGGAGCAGCATTGAGTAAAATAGCTATATTTGGAATGACTGCAGCAATGAGAACGTTTGGAGTAGTGGCTGGAATAGTTGGAGTAATTGTAAATAAAGCCTTTGGTTGGATTAGTTGGATATTGACTGCAGTTTATATCTTTAAAGAGTTATATGAGTGGATTACTGGTCTTACAAAAGAAATAAAGAAACTAAATGAAGTGTCTAATACCTACTTAGAAACTATGACAGACTCTTCAAGTAGAATGAAAAAATTTACACAAGATATTGAAAAAGCACAAAAAGTCACTGGAAAGTTAAACTTTAAAGAAACAACAGAAGCTTTCCAATTTCTTATAGGCTCTATGGATGAATTTATAACCGCTAGAGCTAAGTTAGAAAACGAGGTAGATATTAATACTGGTGGATTTGGTATTAGGGGTATGGAACTCGAAAGAAAGAGATTAGAGGATTTAAAAGCTGCTACAATGCAGAAACGAGATACAAAGTTAAATGAAATCCTTCCAAGTAGAATTAAACGAACAGACCCAACAGTAGTATACAACCCTAATAGATTAGAAGAGGCTAGGGCTGAATATAGTAAGTTAAATGCAGAGGTATTAGAATTAGAAAATCAGATACGCGCTATACCAGATATAGCAGCTAGTGATATGGGCCCAGCATTACAAGAAGGTATCGAAGCCACTTTATTATATGCTTCGGGAGTAAATAAGGCCATGAAGGCACTAGGTTTTGATAAAATGGGTGGAGAAATGTTAAAATCATTTGAAGCCGCAACTGAATCACTTCCAAGTAGAATTACTCCTGAGTTAAGAAAAAAATTAATAGATACAGTAAAAGTGGGAGGAGATATTCCACTAGTTCTAGGAAAATTAGAGTTAGATGAGAATGAACTAGGGGATTTCTGGGCAAGATTAGGTATATTTAGGGATGAGGCAGAGAAAAAATCTGAAATTGCTGTAAGTGTTAAAGCAGCACAAGATGCTTTCAAGGGCGTAGAGACAGAAGTTAAAAAGTGGAGAGACGGTTTCCAAGTAGCACTTATTGGTAAAATTCCAGAAAAAGAACTATTAGGTTTCTATACTCAACTAGATAATGCTAGAAAAAATTATTTAGCTTCAGCAGAAAAAGGTGGGGATTTATTAACTCTTGGTCAAGCATTTGCAGACCTGCCAGAGGCTTTAAAAAATGTAGCCGCAATGATGCAATTTGATATGTCAAAACCCATTAGTGAGTTTTTTGCTGCAATTGAACAAGGTTCCGAAGAAGTAAGAGCACGAGCCTTGGCTCAAATTGCATTGATACAGCAACAAAAAATACTAACTATACAATTAAAGAATGTATCTTCTGATTTTGCCAGAACTTATATTGCGGAAGAACAAAAAGCTGTTAATATTGGGCAGAAGAAAATACAATTAGCCAAGAATGCAATGGAGCAAGCTGAGAAAGCTAGAGATGCAGCCTTAAAAGAAGAACTCACCATGAAATCTGGTGAAGAAGGGTATGAGTTCGCTAATAGGGCTTTAGAGTATAAAAAGCAACTTACTGAAGAAGAATACCAAGCTGCTAAGAAGGCAAAAACTATTGCAGATGAAATGTATGGAGAAGAAGCTACAAGAAGAAAAGAATCTCTGCGTATAGTATCAGAAGTTATGACGGTGGAAAAAAATATTGCAACTGAAAGAGAAAGAGGAATTAAGGCTGCTAGTTATTTCGCACAAACAGGTAATCTTAACGCCAGAATTAGTGCTTTAAGAGAAGAACAAAATATAAGAAATGCTATAACTGAAATGGAATATACATTACTTGCTATTCAGATTAAAAGTCAAATAGAGAATACAAATAATCTTCAGTTAAAAGCTCAGTTGTTAAGACAATTAAAAGAAATTGAAAGATCTCACGAAAATATTAGAGCTCAACAAGAAGATCAAAATGCATTAGCTGAAATAACTTTAATAAATACTGAAAATACAGCAGCTGCTATGCATAGGATTAATATGAATAAGTTAGCTCAAGAAGCTGCAGATTTCGCTCTTAGTACTAAAATAATTACAGGTAACTGGAAAAAGACTGCGCAAATGCAGGCGGACGTATTAGATATACAAAAACGTGGCAGATATTTAAATATTGAGCAACTAAAATTACAAAGAGCTCAATTAATAGATCAACGTTTAAGTACGGAAGAATATCAAAATCAGTATGAACTTAGTACGCTTAAAATTAAAAACTTAGAGATACAAAATATTGAACTAGATTACCAAGCTAAATTATTAAAAGAATTAAATAATGCTGAAGCCAACGAGCCAACATTAGGTGGAATTTTTACTCCAGGTAACTTCAAACTGATGGCAAAGAGTTTCAGAAATGAAATGAATAAAGCTTTTAGAGATTTGGAACCGGCACTACTAACATTTACTAAAGGTTTAGTATCAACTGTAGGGGATACAGTTGATGCCGTTATAGATTCTGTTATGGAAAATGGTTTTTCCAAATTTGGTAGAACATTAGGACAAAGTTTAAGAGAAGGAATCACTCAAGCACTTGGAGATACTTTAAAGAATAATATAAAACGTATTCTTACTGCTACCTTTAATGAATATAAAGGAGAAGCTGAAAAAGCTAAAGATGCACAAATTGCTGAATCAATGCAGAAATATTTAGAAACGGGAAAAACAGAAAGTGGTGCGACAGCTACTAGTGCGGCCGAGGCAGCTAAAAACTTAGAATTGATTAATACTAGAACGCGTGAATCTATGCTTGAAAAGTTAGTCTCGATAAATACTACATTAGGCGCAGGGATTAATGTTCTTAATTTTCCTGCTTGTTGTGGTAGTGCAGTTGAAGAAGCCG